AACAAATAAATCCGCCATTACATCCGGTCGTTGACGAATGGTAGATTCGACTTCCTTAGCGATTTCTTTGGAGTTCTCTTTCCATTCTTTGGTTTGGGTTTTCGCTTGGTCGCGTTCGGCGCGTTTAAGTGAAGCGGCGATGTCTTCTTGAAAGCGGGTTTGAATTGACTTCTGCATTCGTTCGAAGGTCTTGGAATCGAGTCCGGCGGCAGAAGCACGGAGGTTGTCGAGCTTGGCTTTCATATCTTCTGGAGGCATGGCAAAAGATGGACCTCCAGCCTGAACCCCGCCCTCACGACCGGCAACCTTTCCAGACTCTACTCTCTTAAAGAGTTCATCCGGCGAAAGTTCCCGCCCAAAGATTTCCTTCAACCGAGTTTGGATCCCCTCCCAAAGCTGGCGAAGCTTTTCGAAAGCCTGCGTTACTAACGTCTGCGGCTGTTCGATTTCATCGCGGCGGCTGGCCCAATCTCGATAAGCCTCGGCGATGGATTCCTCATATTGCCCACGGAGATCTAAATCGGAATAACGGTCTTTAATCCCATAGCGATCCAGCCAACCTTCAGATCTCGCGGCGTTGATCAGTCCAGTCCATTCCTCGGGCTTGAAAAACCCCTGTCGATATAGATGATGAATCGCTTCATGGCGACCATAGCCGATTGGATCGTTGGAAAACAGATCCACGATAATCCGACCGGTATCCGGGAAGTAAACTCCAAGAGGATAGCCACCTTCAGCAGTGTAAATACGACCTACAATCTCTGGAGTCGCTCCAGAGATTCGCTGAACTTCTTCCTTAACCGCCTGGGCTACTTCTTGCTGCCGAGGCTTTAAAATGTCTGATGGTTCGGCAAAGACTCCACCACCATGATTTTCAAGAAATTTATCGTTAAGTAAATCCTGAAGATTGTTAAATCCTTGTGAATCATCTGTCGCTAGTTTCACCACTGGATGAGCAAGGTCTGTCTCCCAAGTTCCAGCAGTTTCTCTTGCCCCAGAAACTCGATGACCAGTGACTGTCAACCGTCCTTTCTCGTCAAGGAACTGAGGATAGATTTCCTTCAACTGCCGAGTGAGATCCCGAACCAAACTCGGCCCGAATGAATTAGAATACAACCCAGCGAGGCCATTGATGTTTGAAATGTAAAGTTCCTTTTTTGCTTCGTCGGGGATGATGGTTAGCTCCCCCGCAGGCTTACCGTCTTGATCGAGGAACTGATATTCATGTGCATATTCAAATCCAGGTATTGACGGCTGTTGCTTTAGCTCCAGCTTTCGATCCCCAATCGCAAACATCGGTTCGGTCCCAGAAGCCGCCCGAGCCTGTGCAATTGGGGCCTCGACAACTGGCTTCGCCTCCCAAGGCTCCGCAGCCTCTCGCGCCGTAATTCCACCGGGCCAAACTCTAAGATCATCATGAAGGTCTTTGGCGACTTTTGGGTCAACCTTTGTCATCCAATCCGCAAGAGGAACGTGAACGTCTTCTCCGAGTTTGGCCGCTTCAAGCTTGGCCTCTATCCCCGGAACCCACCCAAGAAGTCCATCATCTGGACTAGGTAACCGATCGCCATAAAGTTCAGCAACCCGATCGCCAGCAATACCAATCGTAGAATCGCCATAGTGCTGCTCCGCGAATTTCTGAAAATATCCTGGATCACGATCTCGGGTAAGGGAAGTTTGTGCATCGGCGAGATTAGCGTCGAATTGGTCGATGTAATGAGAATTTAGATCTGCTTTAGCTTTGTCAATTTCAGGATGAAGCCCCCGAGGCGGTTCAAGTCCGGCATCGATCCAGGGTTTAGCCGCAGCAATCGCAGCCTCACGAGACTTCTTTGCGGCTTGGCGTTCACCAATCTCCGCGACTTCATGCAGATTTTCGCCAGTCCGCATAAATTCGGATTGAAGCAAACTAGACATTTCGCGTTCGGCACGGTCTGGATCTTGGCCGAGTTCCTTAGCGAGTTGCCCTGCGGCTTTGGCTGGACCTTCGGTTATAGGCCCCATCGCGAACTTACCAAGAAGAGTCGCGGCGTCAAGAAGATTGGATTGGATTTGGAGTCCGGCGGCAGTTCCAGGCGAGGTCTGACGAAGTTGGCGAAGCGCTTGTTCATCAGTTGTTTCTGGCTTTTCAAGATACTCTGCGGCGGTTTGACGAATACTTTCGGCTGCGCCAACGACTCCAGCGACCACAGGTTTGGTGATGTATTTCTCCATCCAACCCGGATGGAGTATAGAAGTGTTCGGAACGGATCGCGAAAAGTTATCCAAGTTTCCGTAATCGTCATTTGAAACTACATCCGCTAGGGGATTCCCACGAATATAACTCGCAATCGCTGGATTGTTACGGACGATATGGGAAACCAATGCGGCTTTGTGACCTTGATCAAATCCGTCAAGATCGTTATAAACAACCTGCGGAGACGCCCCGGTAGCTTTAGCAAGTTTCAGCGCCCGTGCACCAGCATCAGGATTGTCGTCAAGTGATGTTACCGCAAGACTTGGCGCAACAGAGTCAATACTTTGAACGTAAGGATCATATTCGTTCATTGCACAGCCTCTTTTTTCTTACCATACATTTCGTTGTAATGATGCGCCGCATAGATTTGTTGAATGGTCTTTTCGTCAGGTTCCGGATTACCGGCGTCTGTGTGAGCCTGAATGATCTTGGTCTTTTCAGCCTCGGGCACATCGGCTTTAAACGCAGGTCCTTTGGTATCCCAAAGCCAACCCGGTTGAAGAACCTGCTCCCGAAGAAGCTTTGCGCCAATCTGGTTAATTTCATCAAGCTTATAAGGCTTACCAGTCTGTTGAATTTGCTCGTTCATAAGATTGAACAGCGTCCCGCGGAATAGATAAAAATCATCCGGATTCTTTTTTCGATCAATCCCAGCGGAATCTAGCATACCGCCAAGTTGGCGCATCGCTGCATCTACCGCAGGATTCTTTTGGGTATTGTTATAAAGCTTGGATCGAAGATCAATCAAATGCTGTTTCTGCTCCGCTGGCATTGCCATTCCGGTGAAGTCCGCATCGAATAAAGCCTTGTTACGTTCCTCTTGCGGAAGCATTGGATCGGTTAACCGACCAACCCATTGAGAATATTGTTTTTGATTTTCCTCGGTTGGCTCGTATTGATGTTTGGCGTTATAAGCGATTGTTTTTTCAAGTTTAGTCCGATCCGGGCCAGATAGGCGATTGATTGCATCATGCACCGCAGGATCTTGGATCTGATCAATTGACGAAATCAGCTTCCCGTCTTTATCTGGTAGGATCGCTTTGTCGATCATATCCTTACGGTCAAATTCTTCCGCCTTTATAAGTTGCGTTGCATGGGCATGATCGGCTTGAACATGATATTGAAAATGAAGTTGAAACTCCGAATCGTTTGGAAGAAGTTCTCCAGCACGTTTTTGGGCAATGGTATCGAGATCAGAGGCCGATGCGGTTCGAGCAAGGTTGGAATTTAGCCGCTGAAGGTATTGCCCTGCTGTAGAGCCACCATCCGATCGTGATAGATCTGCATTGGGATTGCCGGTGAACCATTTAAGCGCGGCTTTATTCGCTGATCCGGTTTCTTCTTGATACTGACCAAGTTTGAACCCAGCAAGTTTATCCTGAGCCGCATGGTCATTAATGAACTCTTGCTCTGACATCGTCGGCATCCCGGCTTCCTTAAGCCAAGACTGAAGATTTCCCTGCATGACTCCATATTTACCAAGCGCATGTTGGCCGGCATATTGACCACTTTTTACAGTTGGATGTGGAGGGTCGTAGTTTCCAGAACCTTCAACCATACCAACTGCTTGGATCAATCGATCAGGCGAAACTTTTTCTTCACCAAAATGACCGCCTTCGCCTGATAGAAGTGCGGAGGATTGAACCCGGGAAGTGACATTTATGTTATGATTGCGAATGAATTCCGCTGCCCGTCCAGCATCTTCACCAGTTATGTTCCCGGCTTGAACTGCTTCATCAAGGGCTTTTTTTGCTAGAACTGGATCGGTTCGAGCGAGAGCTTGAGCTCGATCAAAAACCAATCCGGACTTAGCTTTGGTAGCGTAATCATCACGTTGTTCTTTAGACCAACCATGTAAGGCTTGAAGTTGATCGGCGGCAGATTCAGTCCCGGCGAGCTTCTGTTGATAAAGCCCATCGTCTTCTGGATTTGATGCAACTGCCTTTCGATCAGAATCTAATACAGCTTGTTGCGTGCCGATTTGATAACGCTTAAACTGTTCCCCTGCGTGAATACCGGCGCCGATCACCGCACGAGACTGGATGTTCCGAGATTCCTGGAGGTAAATTCGTTGAGCATATGGACTATCGAGATCGTTACCGATGCTTTCTCGGGTTTGATTTAATTGATCTTTATATCCTGGATAACCATCAACTGCGGTTTTACCTTCAAGCGAACGATATTTTACATCAAGATCGCCTACGCTATCGGTGAATTTCGCAACAGCATTCGCGGCCTTGGCCTGTTGGTCAAGTTCTTGCATCGCCAAGGCGCGAGAATAGAGTTCATTCCCGACTTGCTCAGAAGATTTGCCTAGTCGTTCGGTTGCTTCCGCAGTGGCACCGCCAAATGCAGCAAGTGGCGCGTTAACCGAAACCGAAGGCGTCGGAGAGAGGTTCGGCGATTGAGTCGGAACGCCTGTGTAGGGAACTTGCGATGCCATTAGTATAATCCACTTGCAACAGAAGCAGCACCACCTAAGGTTTGACCGCCACTACCACCAAACAAACCCATCTGCGAACCAGCGAGCCATTTACTTGCAACCGATCCAGCGCCACCGACAAGGCTTGAGGTTATATTTAATGGAGTCGCCTTGGTTACATTCTGTCCCGCGGCCAGATATGCACCAGCTTGAGATTTACTCGTCGCCGCCGAGGTTTCATAGTCATATGCGGTTTTGGTCGCGTTCATGCGGATAGTGTTGAGATCCATTGTCGAGACAGTATGTTGAGATTCCTGAACCGATTTCGCCGATCCAGAGTTCACATCCACACCGGAAGCACCTTGGCTAGCAACGATCTGACCTGCAGTAGCTCGGTCTTTAAGCCCAACTTTTTCAGCGGTGAGTTCGCCTTGCTGTGAAGCATAGTTTGCATTCTGTGTAGCAATCTGTGAATTAAGCGCCGCGATTCCCGCTTGGTAGTTATATTGCTGTGTCTGGACTTGGCCAGCTTCTTTCTGTCCAGCCGCGCCAAGAAGGGTTCCGAAGATACTCGCCCCAATTCCAGCCGCACCGAGCGCTCCAGGCACAGACATTATATTCTCCTAAATTCAAACTGTGTCAGAGACGTAAACTTGGCACCAAGATGGCGTAACCAATTCCGAGATTTCTCATCGAAACAATCGCCAAAGATGAAGGAATATTTAAGCATGACTATCTCAACGAAGCTTTTTGCATATCTGGCGATTAGGATTGAATGGCGTTTACCTTCATCGGTGGTTATCATCCAGATATAAGCGGAGTCAGAAACCAACGATCTCGGGGCGATACCGATGAAACATAGTGGTTGATTGTTAAACATCCCTACAATAATATCAGTAGATAGCACAACCGCTTCGGTAAGGTTTTTATCCACTGGCTGATTCACCATGGCGATAAATTGTTCCTTGGAGATCTGATAGATTTCTCCATTCATCGCCGATCCTCCGTAACAAACTCCGGAAACACACCTAGGATCGTGGCAGGATATGGCTGTGATTGTTGAATGCAATATTGCCCAGGGACGGTATAGGTCGGGTCGAGAAATGTCCTCGCATCGCCAGAGACTAAACCGGTTACGATTTGATTTGACTGACCAGTAAGTGCCGAGGAAACATTGCCAACGATTAGATCTTTCATAGGGACAAGAGTTGAGAAACTGCTACCGATCCAAAGCCCGAGAGTATCTTTAACACGAATATCGACAGATCGGATCTTTTTGACTTTGCCTTGGATGGATGGCTCGCCAATGTCGAGTGGAAGAGTTTGAAGCTGACAAGTAAAACCAAGACCGATTGTAACTGTCGTGTAGCCTGGAGCAACTGGTGGCGCAGGAAGGGTGAATATCCCGGTGACCGGCATGGCGAATGGAGCGATCACAGTGACGTTTCCAAGGGAATCGGTGGCGAGTCCAGTTACGGTTAGCCCAGCAAGTTGTTCTGCGCCGGTGAATGTAAGTTGAGCCGAACCAATGTATTGAAGTGCTGCATCCACACACCAAGCACTAGAGGTTCCATTCGAGAAAGATCGTTCCGCAAAACGTTCGATGTATTGGACCGTAGCGGAATTAACGGTTCGCTGGACAACGGTGTAAACCGCATCGACACCATTACCAGCGGGGAGGATCTCGGTCACGGAACAAATTGAGTTAAAGGTTCCTTGGGTGATGTAGTGGGACCAACCGATGAAGTCTTGTTCTTTTAAGAATGTAAGAGAAAGGATAACCCCATCACTACGAATCGCCTGGACAAGATAATATGGCGCTTCGGCATAGGCCCATTCATCAATGGTATAACCAAAGAATAAATGTGAGGCGATTACAGAAATGTCGGTTCCGGTAAAGACGTTGAAATAAATGTTGTATGCTGCGTCCCGAACCGCCGAGCCTTTTGCTTGAACATAGAGGATGTCATAGTTCGCCACAATCGGTGGAACATCACTGGCTCCGATATATGATTGTGGATTGGCTACCAAAGACGATGGAGTTATCGCCGATCCAGAGGTCCCTCCATTTACAACCCATAGAGCCTTATCAGTGAAGATCACCATACCGGCAGCAGAGCCAACAACGGACTTGATCGAGTTCAAGGTTCCGGAGACTAAGGTTCCGGTTACTGCGTCCGAGGCTATGGTTGGATCAGAAATATTGAAGTTAAAATATTGCCCGGGTTGGGACATATAAAATGTCGCTGGTGCACCGACCTGGGCAGCCATAACCATACGCTCTTGAACAAATCCCGGAACGGTTGGATTTCCGTTTTCAGCAGATAACGTTGCAGTGGCAGTGGCAGCTCCAGATGAAAAAACTACTCCGGGCGCAGATAGCATACCACCACCTGGAAGGGTGACGATCACCGCGCCAACACCCCAAGTGACATCTAAAAAAGCCCCATTACCGGGCGGGTGAACCGCTGTTAATACCGCCGGAAGAGCTCCGGATGTAATAGAACCTGGATTTAAAATAGAATATGTTTGTGGGCGACCGTTACCATCAACAGTTAAAACTTCCGCAGTTACTCCATATCCAAAACTAAGTATATTGCCTGGGACATAACCACCTATCACTATGCCAGTATTATCAGCTACGGCGGTAATAACTTGCATTTCAGGAATGGCTATTGGAGCGATTGTAAATGATCCGGTAAATGAAATAGTAGGAATAACAGTATACACCCCGGGCGCAGTTACAGCAACACTAGCTACACCAGCACCTATGAATGGACTCTGGGGAATCGGCGGGGTTTGTGTAAAATCTGGGCCGATATTAGAGTCGATGAATGTGGTGCCTTTGCAAGTGCCAATGAAACCGAATTCAACCCCGGTCGGAACTGCACCAAATGCCGAAATGGTTGCTTCATAGATGTTATAGGCGACTGCACCTGGAGCCGCAGACCAAGCGATTTGATTTGAACCCGAAACTAACCGAAGACTCTGTGCGGTGAGTGTCCCAGGAGTCGACATCGTCGATTCTTGACCACTGGCGTCGATGGAGGTAACACCATAGGCATAGTTCCAACCCGAACCGGTAATGGTTGTGGTTATAGCAACATTAGTTGGTGCAGAGACGGTCGCACCAATTACAACCGGGACCAACGTCCAGTTGTTCGCGGAGACTAAAGTTAGCACTTGAGCCGGATGGTTCGGATGACAAAGAATCATCTGTCCAACAGACTGTGCGAATTTAATCAAATCTAAATTATCATTTGTTGTATATGGCGCTGGGATGGTATAGATCCGTGCGGCAGTTCCACCAGAGACATATGCGCCGAATGCTGTGGAATCGAGATTGGCCCCAGAGAGATAACCAATGGTGACTAAGTTTCCAGAGACGCCAAGAACCTTGAAATAACGATCGTTGAGTTGAGTCATACCAACAATAGAATTAACAAAGATCCAATCGCCAATAGTATAGTTATGCCCGGGGATGGTTAGCACCGCCGGATTTGCGTTGGTCGCCCCAGTGATTGCGAAGCTAGTTTCGGTGATTGGCAATCCGTCATAAATAAATCGCATGTATCCGCTGGAAGATCCATACGAACCGATTTCAATAACATAACCAGCGGATAGACTCGCTTGAAATGAAATAATCCGAACCGGATTCTGAGACTGATAGGCTTGAATTATGTATTTGGTTCCGGTGCGGGTGCTAGCGCCACCACGATAATCGACAAAGAAGTTCTGGAGCAAGGCCGCACCCGAGCGATACTTCTGCATATCGACGCGCGAGTAAAGGTTCGGCGACCATTCACCGGAATTAAATGAAGCTTGAACTGCTACTTCACTCATGGCTTATCCAAAATACGGCCACATACCGCCCCATTGAAGATCGGAATACGGACCGGAAGCTTGCATTGGGAAATCAATTCCACGAGTTCGAATCCAATCCGGTGTGACATCATTGATGGTTAAGCCTTCATTTCCATCAACTGCACGGGCTTCGGAGATCATAGCGTTGGCGGATTCAATCGCCATATTGGCGAGCTTTTTATCGCCGGTGAGTGGGATGGTAAGGGTTGCGCCAAGGATCTTAACAAATGCATCTTGGAATAGATCATCCATGATGTTGGGGTCAGTAATATCTTGGCAATAAACCAACGTGGCGAATTCTTGATTGCAGAGGATCACACGTTGAGGGGTGGCAACAGCCGCTTGAGTTAGATTGAAGGTTGCACCTGAACCAGAGCCAGTGGTTGAACCTTGGGCAATAGGATTGGATTGAACTGAAAAGTAACTTCCGCCAATGACTTCATCACCGCCGGGAATGATAGGGATGACAGAGACAGCGGAGATGACCCCACCAGGAGCCGTGGTTACTAGAAGTTGAACTGGGGCTCCGATCGGTGGAGAAGTATTTGGGCCGATTGGAAGGGTAATGATGTCGCCAACGGCATAGCCAGTCCCGCCCGAAGCAACAGCCGCAGAGTTAACCGCATAAAACGCATCGTTTTGAACTTTGAACTTAACCGGTGGACCTTGCCAAAAACTTGGGGCGCCTCCAGTTACTGCGGTGGTGATTGGGACTCCGCTAGCATATCCAGTTTGGGTCGCGGGAATTACCCAACAAGCACGAAGGCAATCGAAGGGATATTGATATTCGTATGCCCAAGGCGGGGAGGGAAGCCCCGGTTGCCAAAGAGATGTCGCGGCTGAAACGTTTTCGGGGGTGCCGAAGGTGGAAGTGATATAGATAAGGTTCGCGGTTTTTAATGCCGAATCCCACGGAGCCATCCGAAGAAGTTTACGCCGAATGTTATCGTAGACGAGGTTGGCTTGGATCGCTTCATTGGAGGAATTTGCAGCAAGTTCGCCGGTCGACACAGTTGTGCGCGTTCCGGGGACTTGAAGAGCGCGATTGACTATGTCGACCTTCTGGGTCATAGTATATGTCTCCAACGTTCACCAGATCTAATAAGTCCAATTGCACGGCGAGACACATTAAAATCGGTCGTAGGAAATTCCCAGCATCCTTTTTCAGACACTATTAATTTCTCTGAGATTCTATCCACGACCGATCGATTCTTCATATATCACCTACGCCCCTGAGTTCCGCAATTACCAAGATTGGTCCCGCCAAGGCCCGGGCCTTTGGTTTGATTCTTCGGTCCAACCGGTGGCGAATATGGAAGCGGCTTGGGTTCGATTTTCCCACCATTGGTAGCGCGGGAACCCGAAGACTTTTCGGGGCCGAATTGCCCGAGGATGTCTTTGGTCATAGGCGTCGTCCTTCATCAGAGGGGAAAGCACGCTCGAAAGACTCAGGCTCCTTCATCTCGCGTTCATCTTTAGATGAAACTTCGGCCTTATGCTTGGTCTCAAGTTCCTTGGCCTCACGTTCGCGCTTGATCTTAAGATTCTTCTCCCCTGCGATTTTGTTAAGTTCCACAAGTTCGGCCAAGGCCGCAGCACGAAGCTGATTGGCTTCAGGGACGCCCTGCGAAGCGTGAACTACAGCAAGAAGCGGAGCTATATTTTGCCATTCCATAACACTCTCCTAATGTTTACCTTGCGAACCGCCCTTATGGGAAGTGCACGAAACCGGAGCCGGGGCGGTGAATCCTCGGCCGTTGACTAGGTCTTTAGTCGGGGGATGGGTGCGAACGATTTGCAGGCCGAGATTGGCGACTTTATCAACGGAGATTGAATGAGATCGCGGTTCGATCTTAGTCGATCCCATTCGTGAATTTCCACTTCCTTGTTTCATATTGGTTTCCTTTCAAGCTGTCGAGTATGGTCCCAACGGTTTTCGGGATCCTTCGCCATCTCACGCCGGACCTTTTCAAACGTTCCGCCATCGGAATGTTGTTCACTTAGCATCTGGCGAAGTCGGTCGTCACAGCGTTCAACTTCACGCATAACATAAGACGGGACCTCGAGTCCAAGTTCTTGATACATGTTTTTAACGTCGTGCATGTCATGCATATACATAACAAACCGACGCATCTTTTCGGGAACTTCGGACTCGGCATCGGCCATGTAAGTTAGGGCCTTACCAAGTTGCTCCCGAATGATTTTCATATCGGAAGCGATTCGTTCGAGATAGACTTCGGCGGGGAATTTTGGATCGCCCATTAGTTCTATGCCTTTATAGTTGTCACTTTCTTCCGTAAATCGTCACGGTCGCAGAGAAAGTCGAGCCTGTTGAAGGAATGATTTGAAATCCGGTGATTGCAGTCGTTCCGCCGGTCCAAGTGCCATTGCCAATGACATTGTAAGCCGCGCCAGATTTAATATCCCAACCCTGCCCCCAAAACCCATGTTCAGCAGCGCCGGACGGATTCCTAACCTTTATGCTCCTGTATGTATAAGGCGCTATAACGGTCGATCCTGAGGCGTTCCCACAATCGATATATGTGGTCGGGATCACACCTGTAGGACTTCCACTTAGGAAATAATTAACTAGGCCAAGATAACTCGATGTTTGATACGAGGAGTTTGAATATACCTGCAATTCGCATATCGCAGTCACCGTCGAGCCGATGAAACCTTCGACGACGATCTCATATTCCGCTAGGTTGCCGGCGAAGTCGGTCGTGTCTTGGAATGATGCCTGAGACGAAACCGTTGTGGAACTGATCTTGCACCAAGTTCCCGCCGGCATGTCGGCGCAGACATCGGCGCGGAAGGTCGGGGCTGCGGCTGAACCCGAAGCTGGTCCACGAAACCCATAATTTGCTGTCTCAGTTGCCAGCCCAAGCGCGCACGTCCCGGATGTCGTTATAACACAGCCCGTAGCTGTGAGGAACAAAGGAACTGTAATCGTGACGCTAGTAACGCCAGTAGTAGCGACAGGATAAGTTGCAAAGCCTCCGGTGGTATTGGCGGTTATCGCAAGGGCCGTGGCGACGCCGGTTCCGAGGCCACCAAGATTGGCGACTGGATAGCCAGAAGTGATTACAGTGTAGGGAATGGTGGTGGCTGCAGAACAGGCAACACCACCACCATTGCAATAGACATATCCAGTTAGGCCAAATGATGGGACGCCTGAACCACCAGTAATGAGATTATTGACATAAGCAGTTGTGGCGATTCGATTGGATGAATCGGTAATAGGTGGAGTTGGTGCCGTGGTTGCTTGTTGCGCAACAGCAGGAATGGCCAAGCATAGGAATAGGGCGAGCCATCTAAACATTGCTATCTGTCACAGTTAGAGGATTGCCGGAGGCGGATACGGACAAGGCCTGCCAGGAACCTTGGCACTCCCCAGAGAATGTTCGGGAGCCTCCATTGGCGTAAATACGGTATCCACCACCGAGAGCCGCAGTGGTTGGGGTAAGTGGTTGATTGGAAATGGTGCCAATCGAATTCAACGCCTGAACATTAACCGGGAATACAATGATATCGACGGTTCCAGGGTTATCGAATGTAATCATGGTTCTGGCCACGTTGACCGGAGCCACAACTTGCGGGGATGTGGTAAGATTATTGAATGCGTAAACCTTACCGCCGGAAGTCGGTCCGACTGATCCAGGTGAACCAACTCCGGCGATAATCATTAGACCCTCCGCTCATTTTGTTTAATAAGAGCGCCAATGGCTGAGACAAGATCGGAAAGACCAGGGATCTCAACCGGTTTGGTTTTGATCTCGGCCATTTCAATCTGGAACCGATCAATCAATGATTGCGAATGATCGACTCCAATCGATTCGGGTTTGTATCGCCAGATGTCTGCGAACCCAGCCGAAATGACTTTGGCTTCATCATCAATGGGAACCATATCAGGAGTGGGATCCCCGGTAAAGATGATGTCATGAGAATCGCCCTTGTCTTTATAACAGACAATGACTTCACCTTCTTCATTGCCTTGACCGCCCCATTTGTTTGTCCAACAGGATGGATCGTTGATGTCAAGGAGTCTAGGAACCGGGAACTTAATCCGGCGAGGCCGCCCGGTGTTCCGATCATTTTCAGTATATTCCCATTCCTCACCGGGGGTGTTGAGGTAATGGGAAGTCATTAGTTTCCAACGGGCCATGAGTTATTCCTCCGTCCATTCGATTGTGCCACCGAGAACAGCGGTTAGGGATGAAGCCGCCAAGTTTACACAGATCTGTTCGGTGGTATTGGGTGGGATGATTAGAGATTGATCATATTCACTGGTAACTGTCCCAAACTGCCAAACTAGCCGATCCATACCGATGGTGGTGGATGCAGTCGGAGAGACTACGATATTACCAACGCGGAAGATGGTAGCAGTTCCACCGATGGTAGGATTGCCACCAGTGGTATTGTAGGCGGTTACAACTGCGGTGGCCGCCGGATCAGACGACATTAACGGATAGGCTACCGGACCATAAGTCGCGACAACAGCAGCGGTGCCGGTATCGAGAGTGGAGTTGTGATTAAGATAGATCGGAGCGGAACCCAAGGTGCCTGAACCAGAGAGTTCCACCCGATGGATCTTGATAGTCTTGGAGGTCGAACCAGAGATACAGAAGAAGTCTGTGGTAGAGGCCGCGGGGATCAAACCATGGATCGCCGCAACATAGGTATTCTGACGAAGATTGGCGGTGTTGACGCCAATTTGTGGGACCTGATTGACCTGGGAGGCAGCAATGCCTCCCAAAGCCAGGATCGCCAGAGCGGAAAGAAAGAACCTTTTCATGATCCACCCCTTAATTGGCGACAGTGATACCAGCAGGATAGCCAGAATAGGCACCACCAGTGCCGACGATCTGGTCATCACGATCAATCACGATTTGAGCTTCCACGATTCCAGCTGTGTTGGCAGTGGAACCTTGAATGAAACGCAGGCGAAGGTATCGAGGAAGAGGCTGCCCCGGAACCACACGTGGAACATCAACGTTGCAGAGTTGGAAACCAGCGACAGCCTGAGCTGCGGCAATTGCCTGAGACTGCCACATGACGGTGTAGGAACCCGGAACGCCAGCGTTGTCAGGAGCGCCATCAAGTTCAAGTTGAATAGTGCCGCCAGCAGTAAGGCCCACGGCCATTATGGCCGATAGCTTTAGTGAAGGATCATCGCCGACACCAATGTCACGAGCGCCACCACCATTGGCATCGGAAGGAACGCCAGAATTGACGCCAAGGTCGATGATGTTTGAGGCGACCGTGGTGCCAGTGGTGGGTAGATCGCCATAGGCGGTGGACTGAATGCCGCCGGAAGCACCCTGGGCCGAGCCGGTGAAGGTTAGGAAGCCATCTAGGATCAAGGGAAGTCTCCCATTATTGGAGTGGATTGACGATAGATCAGAACCTAAACAACCTGCGCCTCATTATTGAGTATCGCATCGACGGTTCTGATCGGGATGCCGCGGAAGGTGGTAACGACCTTCCCATCGAACTCTTCAAGACGAAGAAGCACGTTCGTCTTATTCATTGCTTGAAGGTCAAGATACGTGCGAACCACACGATTGGCATAAAGAACAACCCGACCCATATTAGCGCGGACTTCCGGAGTATCGGAGGACTGAACCGCGGTGGCAGAGGCAGGGGTGGTCGGCAGGCGATAAAGTCCGCGGACTAGGAGATTGATCAGATTAGCAGCGGAAACACCGGTCAGCTGAGTTACATCGATATTGGCGATGCGGAAAACATATCGCCAATCGCGAAGGACCAAACCGATTTCCCATTTGAAATGGTCGCGGTAGGCTTGAAAGGTGTTGCCAGAAGCATCAAGAACTGGCCATTCGCCCATATCTCTATGCTGAAGGCCAGTGATCTTGCCCTTAGGAAAGGTGCCATGAAGAGTATCATTGCCCCAAGTTACGCCATAGATGGAAGTATTGGTATTGGAAGTTCCGCCACCATCAAGAACATTATTGGCAGTTTGGGAATTGGAGGTATTCTTCGTGGAATAGCGCGGGGCGAGGCCAGTGAAACGTTCCGGATTGGTATGCTGATTGCCGTAAATGATGGTAGAAGCAACCTGCTGAGACATGCCCTCAAGAAAGGACTTCACTTCGGAGAGACGAAACTCCGCGGTGTTACCATTGAGATCGGCGATGTCTTTGTCAATCACAGCGTAGGTTTCAAGATTGCCACAGGTATCGACAATCTGTGCGCTGGTAGACTTGGCATTTGGAACGCCGGTATTGAGGAGTCGCCAAGTAGCCTGGGGCAAACCCGTTCGAATTGTGGTCTTGTGCCCAGTGGGAAGATTACCTTCCATGACGAGCATGTCATCAAGAATTTCGTTGGTCTGGGAAAGAAGTTCGATAATGGATGCTACACGGTATCCATCATCCATGCGTTTGGCCCAATCCGCATAGGTTAGGGCCGTTGAACCGATAATAACTGGAGTAGCCATGTTCGTGTCCTTAGGTTAATTCACAACGGCTGGTCTGGCCAAAGCGTTCTTCCTCAATGAGGCCCAGTTACGTTAGGTTCGGGTATAGGGACTTGGCCGCAGAAGGAGGCACTACGCGACCTCCAGGTTGCTGGCCATGTGGCGAAGGTGCGGCGCCGGTTACGTGCGTGCCCTCATTGATGAGTTTGGCAAGTTCGTAATAACCTCGGACTACCGCAGGATGATCGCCGGCTCCGGTAAAATCTAGAGCGGCACGAAGACTGGCGGAGACTTCCTTCGGGAGCTTGTCAAGAGCTCGACCGATTTCAGGAAGGACGGTAGATTCGAGCTTGGCGCCAATTTCAGGATCGGCCTTGGTGGCTTCACGCCATTCGGTTCTGGTTCGTTCGACGGTAGCAAGAAGTTCAGATTGAATACCGGTGGTGGATTTTGTATAGAGATCAACAAGACGTTGGGCGGAAGGTTGATCAAGTTTAAGTTCTTTGAAAATAGGGGAGACTTCGGCGATAAGGTCGGGGGATAGGGTTACGCCTTCGGGTGCAGTGAAGGAATAGGCCTCGGGAGGACCAGACGGAGCTTCGATTGGAGGATCGACTGGCGCTGGAGGATTGATTGGCGCAGGCGATTGATCAAGAATCTCCCCCGTCGGCGTCCGACTCTCCGGCGTATTCATCAAGGGCGGCGTCGATGGGGTCTGTTCTTCGGTCATAAACTTGCTCCAGGATTGTGGCTTCTTTTAACATGGTTACAAAATAGTCGGGGCAGTGTGTAACTATGTCGAGGTATATGGACAGGCCGATATTTCGTTCGCCTTTTGAATAGGCTTCAAATAGAGCCTCGCCGGTGAATGGATCGGCGAAAATATGGCACCGGGCAAGGAGGTTATGAAACCAAGCTCGACCTGCTTCGGTGGACATTGCCGCGACGATGAAGTTGATTCGTTTCTGGGCCTGTTCTGCATCGATCTTCTCGTATTTACGAATGTCTTTGCGTTGGGAGGCATTACGGGTCATTGCTTACCTACCATGGCTTGTAATGCATTTTGCCCATTACCCATATCAGCGCCGGATAGATTCTTGGCTCCGGCTGAAAGCTTCTGCGCGATGTCGGCTTGTTGAGCAGCAGCGGCTTGTTTGGCGCGGTCTGCACGAATTTTGGCCAAGGCATCAGGGGAACGTATCATCTTAGGATCATTGTTCAGGAGAGATGATAATTTGTCAAGGGAATAATCTACGTCGATATTGTCCATAGCCTCAGGGACGACGCCAACGATGCTGCCAGCAAGGGATAGGATTCGTTCAATTGAAGCAGCACGAGTGGCTTGTTGAGCTTGGGCAAGAACCGAGACGAATTTAATCGTCATCATTTGCCCGGAGATTTCTGGTGGAGGCGGTGGGATTATGCCAGCGCGAAGAGCGATGGCGAAGGTGCGTTCGACAAATGGACGAAGAACTTCGTTGTCAATGCGTTCAAGTGCAGGGCCGAGCATAATGAGAGATTCGGACTTGCGAAGATCCCATTCAACTGCGGTGACGTTGGATCGAGTTTCGTATTGGGAAGCGGTTCGGAGGACGTCATTGAAGAAGATCTGGGACAGGCGAGATTTGACTTC